ATGATTTCATCAGGTGTTGGTGTTGGCGTTGGTGTCACTGCCGGTACCGGACCTAATGGGATCTCATCATCATCAACAAGTACTTCTGTGCTATTCGACGGTGTTGGTACTGGCGCTGGTGTCGGCGAAGCTACAGGCCCAAGCGGCACAGGATCTTCTGCAAGAACTATAGTGCCAATTACGGATGATGGCGTTGGTGTCGGGAACACCGGAGTCGTCGGCGTTGGTGTTGGTGTCGGCGTTGGTGCCGGTGTTGGCGTCGGCGTTGGTGTTGGTGTCGGCGTCACTGTCGGCGTCGGTGTTGGTGTCGGCGTTGGCGTTGGTGTCGGCGTCGGCGTTGGCGTTGGTGTCACTGTCGGCGTTGGTGTTGGCGTTGGTGTCGGTGTTGGCGTCACTGTCGGCGTTGGTGTCACTGTTGGCGTTGGTGTTGGTGTCACTGTCGGCGTTGGTGTTGGTGTCACTGTCGGCGTTGGTGTCGGTGTTGGCGTCACTGTCGGCGTTGGTGTCGGTGTTGGCGTCACTGTCGGCGTTGGTGTTGGCGTCGGACATGGTGTTGGCGTCGGTGTCGGCGTTGGTGTCGCTGTCGGTGTTGGTGTTGGTGTCACTGTCGGTGTTGGTGTCGGCGTTGGTGTCACTGTCGGCGTCGGCGTTGGTGTTGGCGTTGGTGTCACTGTCGGCGTTGGCGTTGGCGTCGGTGTCGGCGTTGGTGTCACTGTTGGCGTTGGTGTCGGTGTTGGCGTCACTGTCGGCGTTGGTGTCGGTGTTGGTCCAGGTTCATCACCATCGTATGGATAGTGGTGAAATTCACCACCACCAGTACCTTTGAGTGAAGCCGCCACTAAAGTACCGTTAATCTGACCATTAATAAAATCAACATGAGCATAGGGGGCAAGTATGCTTCCCATTACACCTATGCCTGCCATATCAAGATACGCAGCTTGGCTAAAGTTAAGCAAAATTTTCTTGCTGTTCAACACGTTATTAGGTAGAAATCCGAAGTTTTTCATTTTTACGTTAGAACCATCAATATTAATAATTGCAGTAGATCCTGAAGGAACATTTATTGTAATTCCGTAGGTATTAGAGACGTTATCTCCTGAAACATTAAAAACATTGACCGCAGGATCTGTACCTGTCAGGATAAGGCTGCCATATTGGTACACTGTTGTTCCATTCGCCGGCAATGCTGCAAGTTCTGCTGATTTGTCCTTCAAAGACTGACCTACTGCTGAAAAGTCAATCGTACTCCCCTGTCTTTTTGTACCACCCTTGAGGAGCGTTACATTCCCTGAAAAATCTCCCCCGTGCACGATATTCCCATAAACAGTACCTCCGTTGAAAGTAAGATTCCCTCCAACAACAAGTGTGTCAGTCAGGGAAACCTCTGCAGCGGTCAACCTATCTCCAACACTATAGTTGGTTAAGTTAACGTTACCTCCAGCAGCAAACCTTCCTTCCGTATCCGAAACTGTTGTTATATCCCCTAGAATAAACACGTTGTAGACCGCTGCAATTCCCAATGTAGAAGAACTACTTGCTCCAGCAACTCCAGCTCCCAATGAGGAAAGCCCACTACCTACCGTCAAAATCCCAGCTAATACAAGCGAGAGTAACGGTTTTATTCTTCTTTTCAAATGGCACACCTCCTAAAACTATGATTTATATTAATCAGAATAATTACCAGAAACTCTAAAGGACCTAACAACAAAAAAGACCGCCAAAAAGAAGTGAAATTCCCTTCTCATGGCAGTCGGACGGTCATTGTGCCTTTAAGACACTTTAGACTCCTGGACTTTGCGTCCCGCCCTTTCAGACGGTTTGCTATTATCATGACTATATATATGTATTACACTGCAAGTCCAGAACTGGTAGCTGAAGCATTCTATCCAATAACAGTCTATGACTTTTAATACTTTTGAATTAATAACAGTTTAGCGCCCGACACCCACAATTGTCAATCAATTCCTTTCGATAATTCCCCGCATTAGTACCACACAAAAAAAGCGCCTGAAGGCGCTTCGCATAAGGTTTTTCATTAAATTTTAAAGTAACTGTATATAGCCCAATATGGATATCCATAAGGGAATACTCAGAATTAAACCAAAAAACAATCCACGCTGGAGGCTGCCCTCTTTTTCCATCATAATTCTCCTTTATTTGCGTTCGATACATTAATTTTTATTATTACAATTTTTAATATAATTTATTCTTCGTTATTTAGTTGTGAATTTAATCACATTGGATAAGCTGTTTAGAAATACCATTGATTATTTTTGGAATATCGGGGTAGAATACGAATATACGTTCCTATTAGAGGTGATGAGATTCATGCATAGAGCAGAAAGCAGGGACAACATGCTGGTGAAATCTTATTTATTGCTTCCGATGATTTTATCAGCTTTCGAACGGGACTCCGCCATTTTATCTACACACTTACGAACACCCGCCCCTTATCTGGAGGTGCTTGGAACAGCTGCTGCAGTAGCTACAACAGATCTAAGGGATGTTCGTGCAGAAATGAGAAGACGGGGAATTAAGGTGTATGAGCAAAACAGACTTAATACTGGAATTGAAGCCAAGTATATATGTCGTGGCTATCATGAACGAATGCTGCTGTTGAATGACATTGTTGCGGCTCAAGCTGCCATCCATATGCGCAGATACCTAGGGCTGGATATTTCATCTTTTAAGAGTTACGAAGAACAGTACCAGATTAAGTAAAGCTGTATAGAAGCCGCTGCGCTCTCTCCCCCCAATCAATTAGTGAACAAAAAAATAGGCCTTACCATGGGAGTTGGCAAGACCTGAGAGAGATATACCACAAAACACTGGGGGGTGTTTGGTGTCTCTAATATATACCTCGAACCTGAAAAATAGCTGATAGGCACATAAAAATTACATTAAAAATATTGTTCGCCGTTCAGAAGTGATTAGAGTGCTCCCACAAGCTTAGCCGACCTTTAGCTGGAATTGGATGGCTTAATGGATGAACCCCTTCAAGCTTCCAGGCAAACCGTCCTTCACTATAGTCGCCAAAATCATATTCATTCCCATTGATCCATTCCCTTAAATCCACCTCTGGAGTAACCACATAACATCCCGCGAGCTGACCTGTAGCAATAATAGCTCCTGTCGGCAAATTATTCGCTGTATAGCCATGTTTCGCCAATACTGATTTGTAAGGTTCCTGTTCACAAATCTTTTTGTCAATCCTCATTCCGGCATGGATGCCTAACTCGCCGCGGTAGGCTGTTCTCCATGAACGAGTTTCAAACTCTTTTTCACCAAGAGCAATTAAGGTCGCCCAAGGCTGCCGTATTGTTATACACCGCATGATATTTATCCCCTTTGTTTATGTTGGACGTTTGTCACGGATGCCACGGATCTCGATCTCGCGTTGTGTAATCTTGTTCACCTTGACCTGATAAATAATCCCAACCGTTTGGTCGATACTCATTTCCATCATTGATCGCCTCTAAAATAAGAACATTTATTTTTATTATATACAAACAAAAGTTCTTATGAAAATATCAATACTACAGACATTCACCTGTAACTCCCCAGAATCAATAAAGGTCGTCATAATGGAAAGGCTGCTGTTTATTCTTATATTGGTAATGTACTAAATGCTATGCCTGTGCAACCGATTTTAAACTAATGTCGTAACCACTGGAGGGGAAGGTCCATGATTCAAAAACCACGTACTACTATTAAATGGACTCTTATTTTTGTTTTTTTGTTATTCGTCACCGCCTGTAGTAAGAATAATGAAGTTTTGAAAGGAATTGTACACACAATAGATGTAGAAAATAAAAGAATTTTAGTAATTTCTGAATTAAAAGAAGAAGACTTGAACAAGGAATACAAGGAGATTCTCGAATCTAATGAGTACTCTCAAGCCATTTGGGTAAATAAAGTTGCACCTTCTAAATATAAAAAAGGCGATGAGATTAAAGTATTTTTTGAAGTAAGTGATGATTCATTCCCTGCACAAGTTACCGCCAAAAAGATCACCAAAATCAAGAATTGAGCAAAAAGAATAGAATCTACTATAAAGAAGCGGCGTCTCCAAAAGGGACGGCGCTTCTTTATAGTAGATTTAAAGAGAAATCAGAGTATATAATATGGAATATTATATACTCTCAACATCTCTGTTACGGGAATTTCCGAAGCAGAAATACCCTTCCGAATATTTACTATGAATAATCTATCCCGGACTAAACATTTACATAATCTGAATATAATAATTCCGGGACATTCTGTAAACGAAAAAAAGCTCACCAGCCGAAGCCAGTGGGCATAATCCCAAGCATTTGGGAGTTCACTCTTTGTTGGAATTACTGAAACCTTACGATGTAACAACTATAGGAGCTTATAACTTCAGGCAATGTACTATCTCCACAACAAGTAAGCTTTCAACAAGATGCAACAGACAACTATACTCATAATGGTTTCCCAATTAATTCTCCCTGTTCAAAAAGCATCTCAATCTGGTGAAATACTAATAACATTCAGTAGATTGGAGGTTTACCATGACAGAAATTGATGAGAGAAAATGGGGGCAGCAGGATCCTATCAAAGAACCACAAGATCGTTATGAACAGTTTTTAAAAGTTGTATCACTAACCTTTGTGAGTGTCACATTCACTATTATTTTCACTGAGATAAAAATGGGCAACTTTCCCCTTAAGCTCATTTTCTTTATTATTGGACAATTCCTCATTTATGGATATGTGATGAAGAATCTGTCCAAGACCTCAGAAAAATTCAAAAATTCCTGCAAGAAATTAAAAATAAAGCTACCCATTCTCTACATTTTATATTTCTTGTTTCTCTTCTATATTGGGCAACCATATTTATAAAATTACTCTGTGCAAAAAAGTGACCCCACCAACTTCCGGCAGGGTCTAGATCTATATTATAAGGGGGTTATGTAATTACTATAATCCTCTTAGCTTAAATAAGTATGAAGCCCGTCTAAAGATTTGCTGAATTTTTATTATTTTTATCGAAACCGATCAAACAAGGTAACGTATCAATCTTAATTTCCAAATTACTACATATACAAAATGGAGGTGTGTATAAAGATGAAAATATTCAGTCTATTGCTTGTAGCATTGTCTTCCATTGGAGTAGTTGCCACATTCGGATTTTCAACATTCAGCTTCATCACAGGAATTATAGGAGGGCTTATTGCAGCATTTGCAATTTCAGGTTACTTGCAGTCTGTCAGAAGTGATTACCCCAATGAGAGCTATGTGAATAAGCAAGTTAAGTATCAATCGAACTATAATACTTGGTAACAAAAGCCCCACCTTAAACTGGTGGGGTTTTTCATATTCCCAAACACTTGTAAAATCACTTTGTAATATTAATGGTAGAAGAAACAAAAAAGCGCGACTCTCCAAATTTCAAGAATCCGCGCCACGTATGGTTTTTTGGGATGCTGGTGAAGGGAATTGAACCCCCGGCCTACGCATTACGAGTGCGTTAATTCAACGTTATAACTTCGGATGCCTTACGCAGCCTATAACGGACATTCATACGATGACCTACGTTCTCTACAAAGTCCTACGTAGCGCCTAGTATAGCACGCGGATAACGTTAGGACAACCGCTATATTTACATATATTTACTCCCCGAGTTTAAAATATTGCGCGGATTTAGAATGCAGCAGAATGAGGCCTTTGAGATAGGGGCCTTGGGGTAATTTTAGCGCAGTAAAGCGGTGCATTATCGTAATGAATACGTTATACATTTTTCGGAGCAACGCACTGCTACTGCGTAGCCCCTACGTATATCCGCAAACCCGCGCCCCGCCTACGTTTGTCCATCCGTTGCATAAACGCACCCTATACGTTGCATATACATTTCCAGCAGTCGGACTCCGCAAACCGTGTAACCGTAAGGACTGGCGCTGTTATCACGTTCCTAGCGCTGGCAATTTATGCACGGAGTCCGATTGCGTATATACATGCGTTTATGCAGCGGAGAGAACCGGATTTACGCTGACCCCCGAAAATTTCAGAGGGGTCGTCCGTCCGGAGCCTCGTGCAGGTAAAACGCGCTATAGTCGCAGAAAGTCGAAATAATCCGAAGGTTTCCGCAACCCCCACGCGTACGAAATAACGTCTTAACGTATAGAATCGGGACTCTTTATGTCCCGTTATATTCTGCGTATAATCCCCGCTTATCTCCGTCACGCTTACGTATACACGCGATTACGTTATCTTCCGTTTAGTTGTGAGTCAATCCGACGCAAGGTTACACGTATAGATTTCGTATCCTACATAAATCCGCAGTCCACAAACAGGCGCTCGATCCCGTCAACGGTCGTAGGTAACGGTCTGCGCTTTATACGTGGACGCCGCGCTTCCATCTTCCTACGTGATACCTTGCGCATCTCCTTATCGAAGTCCTTACGCTGGCGCCAACGGTATAACGTACGCCTGTCCACCATGCAGGCCCTCGCTATATCGTCAAGGTTAGGCGTCGGCACCGTCGTAAGTAACTCTATCGCTATATAATGGCGTTCGTCCAGCGGTGGACGTGCGCGCTTCTTACGCTTCTTATACGTCATTCTATCCCCTCCGTTACAAAGAAAAGACCGCCCCGAAGGACGGCCGTAATGTGTGCGTATGGTAGGGACAACGTGTCCCAAGCATATATTATTCGCCGAGCTGCGTCTTGAGCTGCGCCAACTTTTCTTGAAGGAAAGCGAGTTCAGTTTTGTCTTTTTGAAGTTGTGCTTCATATTGCGCTAATGTCTCTTTAGCTCTCTCACCTATTTTGCCATTTGTACTTAGTATTTCTGCGGATTCCTTTAATCCAGGAATCACATTCTTCTCTATATCTTGTATCCCATTCTCTAGTCGCGTTATATCTGCTAAGGTTTTGTCGTACTCAGCTTTTAATTCCGCATTCTTATTAGGTGTAACCGTTACTGTTGTGGTCTCGCCCATTATGATTTTCTTCCCTTCGACTGTTAATTTAGTACCCGTAGCCTCTGCGACCGCTCTAACTGGCGCATACGCTGAGCCGTTGATTACTAGCGCATCAGCAACCTTCGAACCGTTCTTCTCTACCGTAAATAACCCTTGTACTTTCTGTCCTATTAGACTCGCAGAATCCGCAAATACGGAAGCGCCACCAAATAGCAGCGCTCCGACAATTACACCTGAAACAAACTTTTTCATATGATAGCCTCCGTAATGGTATTTTCCTAATAGTACCATTCCCTTAAGAGGCTGTGAAGGTTCCTCCCCCACTGTTTGCATTAGCTGGGTTCCCGTGATTATGATTCGGGATAGATACAGTATGCGAGTGAGATGCGTTAGCTTTGCTGGCTAATGCCGACCATATTGCGCTAAGTTCCTCTTGAAGTGATATATGCGATGACTCAGAGTATAATTTGTTCCAAGAAGGAACCCTAACATAATCACTCCCCGGTTCTAACTTTACGCCATCCCCATTTAAAGTCGCCCGCCCATAACCACTCAAGAAAAATCCGGATGACGGCGAGTTAAATATTACCGACTGATTCCCGTTCGCATTAAAGATAATCTTACTAACCCCGCCATCATACGCAGGTATTTGTATCCCGTTATTTGGGTCCGCATATACGCCAAACGCCACACTAGAAGGGTCGATCTCAACTCGCGGATAAACACCGTCGCCCGCCGTCCGTAGCTTTGCTCCCGTTATCGTACCGCCGCTAATCGTCGAGGCGCTTATATGTCCGCTAAACTCTCCGTTAACAGCGCTCATAATACCGCCACTTGTTACGGTAAACATTCCGTTACCGACGTTTATGGACGATCCAACAATTGCACCGTTTGTAAAGTTCGACGATAGGATATTTGCGCTATTAGCGGTCAACCTGTTTGCTACGAGGTTTCCTTCCATATCCAAACGGAATGGCGCGCTGTTAAAGTCCGCATGACCGGCAGCGATCCCGTGCGGATTTATCTGAACAACGTTATTGCCTTGTCCGATCAACATAGACACGAAGTTACCGAATTGTCCGATAACCTGTTCCGCTGCGATTCCGGCCGCTGTAATAGCTGTTCGCGCTGTAGCTCCGCCATCCGTTGATACGATGATCCCGTTTGAGGTCAGCGCTACAAGATCGTTCGCATTCGTCTTACTTTGCAGGATAATACCGCGCTCGTCGTACTTGATTTCCGTCTTACTCGCATCAACGTCGATAACGGCCATCCGCGCAAATTCCTCGAACGCTTCCGCACGTATCCGACCACCGCTCGTCACGTCATTGATGATTTGTTTCGCCTTATTCAACTCCGCCATGATCTGCGCGTTATCCCGTCGCATGACATTCGCAATCGTGACCTCCGTATGCTTGTCCATTGCAAATGGGTATTCCGTTAACTCCGTAATCCGCGCTGTTATGTGGTCTATTTCCATTCCCGTATCAATGCACATTACAGTGTCACCGAGGCTCGGACGCGGTTCCGTCTTGTCAATCTTAAACAGGTCCGCAGCCTGTATCGTGAGTTCAAGTACCGGCTGCTCCATCCTCGCAAGTGCTGCGCGGGTCTTCGTCAGTAGTTCAATAGGGTCCGTTATGTTCTGTTCCGTAATCTCCCCGTCCAAGTACGGAAGGCCATCGCTCGCCCATACTGGCGCATATTGCGATACGAGGTAATTGACACGTAAAAGCCCGTCAACTATAGCGCCAGGTATCACCTCTAAACGAGCTCTTTCCTCCGCTGTAAGTATCGACGCAGGCTGGCCGATCCATGTCCGATCGTCCTTCATCGTTGCAAACATACGAGTAACTAGCGCAGAACCGTCGTCCTTAAACTCCAATCCTACAATATTCTTAGTGGACCTATATTGAAGCTGGGAGTTAGCGTTACCGATCTTCTTATGGACATGTATCACGAAGTTATCCGCTTCAATCTCGGCCATATAGAGATTGACCGTATCATTTAATGCTTGGAGCGCTGTTCCTCGGCCCCAATCCTTTACGTCAAAGAGATCGAACGTGTCATGCACGACAAAAGAAAAGAGACCCCGAGAGGCCTCCTTAATCTTATCAAGTAGATGCGAAATGTGTACGCCGTAAGCTTCTCGGACATACGACTCGTAAGGCATCCGTATATCGCCGAGCTTGAACATAACGTGCTGGCATGATATCTGTGCGGTTAGCTTGCGATCTTCTCGAATACGGTTACGGCTGTTAATTACGTAATATTGACCGCGCTCGTCTCTTACGTGACCCTTAACCATCAGTTTGTCGCGATAATCCTCCGAAGTCATCGGAACTAAGAACGTCAGCGCGTCCTCTGAATTTATTCGCCTGATCCGCGTAATCTCATATGCGCTTACCAAGTTTCCGACAATCTGCCGGTTTTTATCGTGTGAAGTTAGTATGTTTCTCAAACGGTTTTCCCTCCTGTATTCTGCATACGCGAAGCTACTCGTTCGCGCTCACTGTAAACAATCCTTGCTGTCGACGGATCTGCAATATCAACGTCATTCATACTCATGTCGATGTGATTCGTAACGTACGTCGGGGCCGCTGGATTTAACGGAGCCTGCATCTTCGGACGCGCAACCATATCGAATAGCGTCGCCTGTTGCTGCGGGTTGAGGTACATCTCAGATGCGTGCACGATGGCAGGAACAGCCGCGCCCGGTGCGCCCTTAACGATTCCTCCCTCGCTAAAATGCTGCAGCTTCTCGCCAGTATCGGACGTCACTCCGTACAACTTGCGCAGGGATTCATTACGCGCTGCTAAACGCGCCATTTCCTCCTTATCTCCGCGAGCCTTAGCCGATGTGAACGCGTCTTTGTTGCTGTTGTACTCTTGGAGGTCGGCGTCCTTCTGCGAGGCTGCCTGCGCTTGTGCTACTGCCGCCATCTTCGCGTTATATTGCGCTACGAACGTATCCAGCTCTGCAAGAATCTGCGTATTAGCCGAGCCGCTAGAACTAACGCGATATGCAGCAATTCCGTCCTCGATCGTTTTAATATCGCCACTATACGCACCGAATGCGGCTGTTAACGCATCATATTGCGCCTCGGCTGCGCTCTTTTCGGATTCATACGCTGTGAGCTGCGTTTCCTTTTCCTTTTGGAGCGCCGTCTTCTGCGATTCGAGTTCACGTTTACGGAGGTCGCGGTCATGGTCGAGAAGCATCTTATCGCGTTCCTCGATCGTCTTTTTGCGTTCCTCAAGACCCTCCGGTCCAACCGCTGAAGCTAACTCCGCAATACGTTTGTTCTTCTCCGCTAGAGCCGTCTCGAAATCTACGTCTGTATTAGCCTGCGTTTCCGCTGCTAGGAGATCGTCGAGCGCTTGAATCTTCGCATCTTGAGCGCTAACGTATGCGTTCTTGCGTTCCTCAATCGCTGCGAGCTCCGTTTTCTTAGCAGAATCAATGCGCTTTTTCTCGGCGTCTATTAGCTTATCCGCTAAGTCTATCGTCTTCGTAACGAGTGTCTTCCGCGATTGGTAGAGTTGTTCGTCTGCTTGCGCATAGAACGTAGTATCCGAACTATACTTCGCGCGCAGCTTCGTCCAGGCATCGACTTTATAGTCCGCGATCTCAGCCTCGGTAGCTCCGGAGTCCTCAAGTCGGCGGATTTCCCTTTCAATAAGCTTCGTCCGCTGATCGTATAGCTTCTTCTCTTCCTCCGCGGTTTCTTGCGCGACGTTCTTCCGCGATTGGCGGACTTGGCTGTCGGCTGCCTTATACTGTTCGCTATCTTTCGTGTAGCGATTGCGTAGGCGAGTCCAACTAGCGAGCTTCATTTCCGCGATCTTGAGTTCGGACTTTCCGCTGTCTTCCATACGCTTTTCTTCCGCGTCGATCCAGGTAGCGGAGAAGTCATAACGGGACTTAGTGGAGTCCTCAGATAGTCGCTTGAGCTGTAGGGTTAGCGTCCGGGCGTCATCTACCGATTCCATTAGGAAGGTAGCGTGTTTCTTCTTAAGCGCATCGTATTTCGCTATCTGTTGATCCGCCGTCATATCGTAAAAGTCCGCTTGGAACTGGACGGTCTTTAGGTCAGCATTGTATAACTTCTCGCGTAGCTCAGCAGCGAGTTCAGCCGGAGTTTTACCCGTCTTTTCCTTCTTCTCCTTCGCGGCTTTCGGAGCTTTTGGAGCATCTGGCGCAATGACATCCTTCGTGAATGTTTGAGTCCCCGTCTCAACCTCGGCGGCCAGCTTTTCGAGATCACGAGCTGCGTCGGAATACTTCTGCTGCTCTTTAAGCGCGTCGTCTCGTTGCTTTTCAAGTTCTTTAGATGCTCCGGACCCCACCATCATCTCCAGCGCGCCATTAGTCACGATGTCCATAACGTTGCCCGATTTTTTGCGCTTGTCAGCCTCCGCCTTTGCCGCCATATCTTCCTCAAAAGTTCCTGCCTTTGTACCGGATACGGCTGCCATCGCCTTTATTAGCCGCGTGTAGTTATCAATTTGCGTCTGTATTGATTTTGCTACCGCTTCACTTTCTTTAGCGGAATTACGTATACGCGCTACGCTGTTATCGGCGGCCATGTCTGTAAAACGCTTGTCCGTCGCAATTTGGTCGATAATTACATCGATGTTACTAGCGCGAATTCTTCCGTCCTCGCCTTGTTGAGCGTTCAATTCCGGATACTGCTCGACTAACTTCTGCGTAATATCAACGAGGCGGCTTTTCTGCGATGCGTCGAGCTCCTGCGCAGAGTTGAGCGTTTTAAACTCCGCAGCCATTGCGGACATTTCCTTTAGCGTCTGTTTCTTCGTAGCGAGCGCGGCATACTCCGCTTTATCCTGCGTAGATAGCGCGATAACGCCTTTCTCTATGACCGCGTTCATTTCTCCGAGCTTCTGCGTCGCATTCTCTACGCCAGTGTAACCGAGGTCTTCGAGCTTATCGTCGAGTATGCTGATTGCATCGATAATATCGGGAAGTTCCGTATACATTTCCGGAAGTGCTGTTCCTGCCTTTTGGGCCGCTTGAAGCTCGTTTAACCGCTCTTGTAGCCGCGCGCGTTCCGCGAGGACAGGCGTTAGCTCCTCCGTTTTCGCCTTCAACTCTTCAACATCCGCAGCCGTGCGATCAATGTCCCGCTTATTTAATACCGCGTTAAGATCGGACTGAGCCTTCGCAAGTTCCTTCGTAGCATTAGCGGCTTCTGATTGCGCAGTCTTTAGGTAGGCGAAACCTCCCGCTAATGCTCCGACGGCTAGCGTAATCCAGCCGATAGGTCCGGCCGCCACCTGCATAGCCTTTAAACCGGTAGCAATAAGCTTAAGCACCGGCGGTACTGTCGCGAGAATTGCAACGAGCCCTAATACGCCGACCGCGCTCGCAGCAGCAGCGGATACTAGCGCTTTGTTTTCCTCGACGAAATCCGCTAGTGCGATGATTGTCGGCGTCAGCGTTTCGAGTACGGTTTGGAATAACGGCGTAAATGCTTGTCCGAAAGCTACCGTCGCCTCATCAGTCGCAGCAGTGAACCGCGCTTGTGTGCCGGTGAAATCTTTCATCGCTTGGTCCGCGTTTCCGGTAAAGATTGCGCCCTCATTGATAAAACCGTTGTAGGCCGCTTGTATCTTCTGAGCATCCGTTAATCGACCCGCCGTTGTTCCGATTGTCCGTGCATATTCCGCCTGCATCACGCTGAGATTTTTTGTAACTCCCACCGCATCGGATAGTACGGAGTTACCGTTCTTGATACCGTCGAGTGACGCCTGTATTGCGCCACCCATTGTGTAGAAGCTCTGTCTGTTGTAGGAAGCTGAGTCTGCAAGTGAGTTAATGAGCTTCGTCGATTCCTCCAACCCTAACCCCGTAGACATCGCAGTTTTATACGCTAATACCGATTCAGTCAGAGACAAGAATCCTCGCTTTGCTAAATCCTGGGCGGCCTGTTGCGCGTCTTTCGTCTGAATACCGAAGCCCTTCGCAACGGCATTGAGTCCCGCAAACGCGTTATATAATTTCGTAGCTCCGTCGACCGCTTGCTTCATCTCGGAAACGAGCTTCGTAAGGGCCGCGCCCGCACCAATTCCTGCCATCGCGGATGATAGATCGCGCATACCGTCCGCACTACGCCTGCTATCCCGTTCAAGGTCTTGTATACGTCGGCGGGCTTCGTCCATCTGGCGCCTAAACTCCGCCATTTCAAGCGTAATCCGTGCGCGTATTTCACCTACGTTAGCAGCACCGCCCGTTGTCATTGACGCAACACCTCCGCCATAATCGGCGTTAACCGGTCAAGCGCTATGTCTTCCTCGACGGCTTGAGCTTCTGGGATTACGCCTATACTCTGTAGCGCGCCCAGGATACCGCGCATAGACTCGCGGAGAGCTATAGTCTTCTCGTTATCTGTCCCTTCGGAATCCTTTAGCTGCGCAATAAGATTAGCTTGTGCGAGGATAGCTTCGATATTAATTCGGTACAATTCGTCCATTAACGTTCCCCCTTATAAATAAAAAAGCGGAGCCCGAAGGCCCCGCCGTAGTTATTTTGTATTTAGTTAAGCGGTCAAACCCTTAATGCGGGCGTGCGCTTTCTCTTGTTGAAACTCAAGCGTGTACTCTCCTACTAATTGGCCGGTAGTATAATCGCCCAACTTTCCGAGATACGTGTGTCCGAATGAGCGGCCGCCAAGAGGACGAATCTTCATTCGGTTTGTGTCGATAAATAGGATTTCATCCGGTTTCAGATTGTCGTTCATGACTACCTGGAATCTTCCGAAGTCATTTACGATATGGTCAACAACTTGACCACGCGCATTCTCCTGCTGTGTTACGCGAATTTGCGAGATAGAAAAATCGCTGATTGCGCGTTTTTGAACCGACGGAACGACGAACGTATAGCCCGCGCTACCAGCAGCGAAACCACCGGCGGTGTAAATAAGCTGCGCCACATCGTCGAGCATAGCCTTAGTGATCGGTCCGGATACGGTCTTTACGTTGGTGGTGATGAAATTGCGGATTCCTCGCATAGTACGGAAGTTTCCGTTATCAGACAGCCGTCCGCCGATGACCGCCTTTTCGAGTTGAAGCGCCAATTCGAGCTGTTTCTTGGCCTTTTCATACTCATACAGTCCAGCGCCTCCGATGCCGTACTGCGCGATTTCTTCGGCTGTGCCGGTGACGCTTACGGAGTCCTCGAAGATTTGTGTAACGTTCTCGCTCTTTTTGCGCGCTTTGAAACGAGCGTCACGAGCGTCTGCCCCTTCCTTTCCGTCACCGTACATCACTTCGATAACGGTATTAGTGGTAATGGCTGCGGCCGTGGTTCCTTGGTATCCACGTACGACGGTCAGCTTTTTAGCCACACTGTCAACTGCCTCGATAAGAACGGCCTCTTCGCCCACTTCTGCAATCATCCGATCCCTAAATGGTTCTACGGATTCAACGACGATCTCTGTTGCTGAAATAGTAGCGTTTGCGGTCACCTTGGAACGTGTCGCAAATACTTCATCTTCATACCACGTATGTGTTGAGTTTGTGACAGGCTGGCCGAAACCTAGTAAGTTCAGCATAGGCGCCTGTGTTGGGTTGAGAAGCATGATTTCGTCTACTACGGATTCCTTTTTACCGATAAGTGCGTTTGAATAAATTGTCAAATTAATGACCCCCTGTTATCTTCTTATTTTAATTGGCGTTTTAGTGCTGCATATGCCGCGATGTCTTCCGCTCGCCCACTCTTGCGCGCTTTTTCCGCTGCATCTACGAGAATATGCGTCTTCGTTCTTTCGTATCGCTCGCCGCCTCCCGATGGTCCGCCAAGTGATAACGGTTGCGTCCTTGGAGCTGTAGCAGTTACGGCCGTAATAATCTCGTCAAGCCCCTGCGCGTTACCCGCGTCATCAAACGTAATGCCGGACAGATTAACGATACCTGCGAGTTTATCCGGTTCTGCGATACCTGCTGCGCTTGCCTTACGGTAAAATGCTGCGTTCACACGCGTTGTATGAAGCTGCGCTGCTAGGTCTGCCGCTTTCTGTTCGAGCTCAGCGCGTTCTTCTTCCCACGTCTTGGCCGGCAGTTCCTCTTGTTGTTCCTGTTCTAATTGCTCTTCTTCCAACTTTACCCCTCCTACCACTTAAATTTCAGATGTCTGAACCATGTATACACGCAATAGCTACGTAATGTCTTTCCCATCGCCACGCGCACGATAATCGCCTCCCTTCTCGCGAGTTTTAGATTAAGCGTACATATGTTGCGCAGCAGCGCCCTTTCGAGTCCGTACCGGTCTCTATCTCTACTCGATCCCCTGGCATGAGATATGCTGAATCCGAATCAAGAGCGGCCGATATATGAAAGAAATGATCTCGATGCCCTTTTACACCGATGAATCCAAAGCCCCTATCTACATTGAACTGCTTTACAACGCCCTCTAGCCGGTTGTTTAAGATAGGTCTACGTTCTTTCTTAGGCGCTACTGGACTCTTGCGGATGGACGGGCCGATCATCGAAAGAGATTCTCCAGTCTCAGGGCCTCCGGTATGAGTTTGTGATTTAAAAAACATTAGTTAATCTTCCTCCGTTTCTTCTTCTGGTGTAGGTTCTTGCCATGCAATGCGTGGTGTCTCCGCCGGGTCCATTCTTGGATGGTTGATTTGTTTCGTTATCCAACCGCTTCTTTTTGGCGTATATTCAATGCGGCCCCTAACGTTGCAATCATAGATAATCGTTTCAATCTCAAAGCTGCGGCGTAATGTGCGCAACAATCCTGCACGGTGTGTGTCCGCAATCGTTGCAAGCGGATAGGCTTCGTATGAAACGAATCTCCGTGCAATTACTTCGCCGTCCGTTCCCGTTATGGTTACGTGGACTTTCGTGTTTGCACCGCAGACATAAACCTGCTGATAAACGGTAACAATTTCAGTGCAGATACTTACATCGGATTTTCGCATAACCATTGCGCCCCCTTATATGCCATGACTACTCCCGGCACGTTCGATTCGTAGTACGTCCCATTTGCACGGTGTTTCTTTGCTAACTTTTCCGCGATAATGTCGCCGAATGTAAGACTCTGGACGGCCGCTTCGATATCCGTAAATATCTGCGCTGGGAACTTCCGGTCTAGCGTATGTACTGGTTCCGCTATACCTGGCGCATAAATATCAACTCGTTCGTTCAGCTCGCCACCGATATGAATCTGGGTATGAACAACGCGCATTTTCTTTTCCCTCATTAGCGTCTTCCTCCTAAAATATGTAGTTCAAGATAGCGGCAGCGCTCCGGCTGTTCTCGCCAATACTTACAAGTTGGGTCCGTTTCTTTCGTAAGGCCCTCCATAATAGTGCAGCGGTGGTCCGGCTGGATATATCCGCAGTAACGTTCGGCCCGCGATTGGGTTTCTGTCATAGTTAGCATCCTTTCACGCGTTCACGCATTAAAGTTATTGTTCAAAAAGAAAAGCGACCAAACGCTTTCGCGTCTAATCGCCTCAAAGGTAGCACCAAACTCAGGGGGGGAAAACAGCCCATGACTAGTAAGCTGTCCTCCTTACTAACTATATAAAATTATTCCACGAAAACAGCGCTAAGCCGCCATTTCCGCAATTTCTTTTTGCGAAATATGATAGTGACCGCGCTCGTCAATGTAGTAATCTACGGCGGCCAAGTTATACCGGATAACCTCGCCAGGAGCTACGGCTTCCGCGCGCTTCATTTCCATATCCGTCAGCTCACGGTCGGTCAGTTTACGGCGGACAGGTAGGCGGTAGTTATGTCCATCCGCGCCGACCATCGCTGCGGCGCCCTCTCCAACCGTATGCGACCCTGTAGCTTTGTCCTCGTATGCGTTTCGCACACTCTCGTACGCCTTTCGAGGTAGATACGTACCGGTCGTTTCAAAGCGGAGTTTCGCCGCTTTCTGCTCGTTCCGGCAACGATCACAGCAATATATAGAGCGACGGCGAGCGGATCGGTGACAGTCCCATGCGGCGCAGTAATTCGGCTCGGCGTCGTCTTCGTGAATCAGCGGCGGGTATCCTATGTAATCCCGTTCAAGTTCCGCCCATTCCTCGCGTGTTCGCGCCCAAGCTGCGGCCTTCACTGCGGACCGATCGTTGTTCTCGATAACGTAATCCAAGCGCTGGCCCATCGTTTCGACCGCTTCCCAAAACTTCGAGTGTTGCACACGGGCGGCTTTTGCGTTATCACTATCCGGCGGGACGATATTAACTACGAGATCACGGCGCGACGTAGTGGCGAGAACGTCCTCAATAGCGGCGGCGTACTTAGCGATTAACGGGGCGGCGTCTAGCGTGTCGGCGGTTACGGTCTCCTTCGCGATGCAGGAGAGTCTAGCGAGTGGCGGCGTTGGGACTAAGGTTAGTGTGGACATGTGTATTCCTCCTTATAGGTATTGGGAAAGATCTTCCATTCCGGCGGCAACAGGCATCGCGGATTCTTTAGCGGCTCTAGCGCGTCTCTGCGCTCTGTTAGGACGTGCGGCGCGAGCGTCAATCGCTGCGTCACGCTTCCGCTTGTTTTCGAGGGCTTCCGGAAACCTCGCCCAAAAGAACGCCTCGTCTTCAATAGGAGCGAATAAGTCGTATGTCTTGTTTTGACCGGACGGATTGGTTAAAACTCTGATAAGTCCGTACTTTTCCAAGAACTTTAAACAACTGATCACGGTAGGATCGCTAAGCCCACTTTCCTTTTGAAGCAAGGCATGTGGCGGCCATGCGTAGCCTTCGGAAGCGTTCCAGTAGTGATAAAGAATGTCATAGATGGCAACATGATTATTACTGAACCCGGGTAGATAGACGTAGAGAGTACGAAAGGCGCGGGCGGATGGAACAAAGGTGGTAGCTTGAAAAGGCTTTTGGCTCAAATCATTTCCTCCTCTTTAGTGAAGTAAACCCCCTAAACGATTTTGGGGGTGGGTAAATCTGTTCCTTTTGTTTTTTCTTTTTCTCTTGCGCACTAAATCTCTATATATCCCCAACCTGTCTATATATTTATCTACGCATATCCGGTAACTGAAATAGGCTCTTTCTATTTCAGGTACCGAAATATAAGTCTTAGTAGATAAGTCTTATTAGTAACTCTTAATACACCAACACTTATTGGGGGGTGTGCGCAAGTAAGTTTGGGGGTTATTTAAATATCTTTGGAGGTTAGTGCTTTCTAAGCTTAATTTAAGCTGTCACATCGCCCCCCCTAACTATTTCTACGTGCTCGCCTATCGGTTTGCACACCTTCAATCAATATAACGTGGGTCGATCGCATTCCGCACACACTATACAAATATATTCGTAATGACTTTGGCTTCCCGCACCATCTGCGGAAAATAAAATGCCTATACTATAAATATGGACGCTAATACTATGACCTGGGACATGCGCCCTTCGGTAGCGCCTCTATACACTATATATTGTTGTCGTAAGTAAAAATAACCCAATATGTTGTGTTTGTAAATAGTTTTATAAACAGAAATATATTTATTGATATTTTTGGAACTTATAGAACATACGTACGTATTACTAATTATAAAGCAAAGGACAACTCCACCGCCCGATAAGCGAAGTTGTCCGGAATACCCGCAAGAAGTTGGTGACATTGGCGTATCACAGACACCTCCTACGTTGTTACCCGAAGAGTAGCGGTCCATATTAGCGTATGGCACTTCGGTAAAGCGTTCCGCTAGGCAGTCCATTCCGGGTGCAACCGGTATGCGCGGATTAAATCGTTGTTCGAGCAACGTTCTCAACCGTCGACGTTGGCGCGAAGGCGGTCGGTAATACAAACACGAATATTAATCGTCTTCTCCGGCGTTGACGCGCCATCATCGAAGGATAAATACATAAGCGTTACCCAAGCCGTACACCTTGCGGACGCAGTTGAATATCTACGTATGTGTCTCCGGACTGTAGCACGTAAAGGCGTCTACGGTCCCGGCGGACAATCCTTTTATTCCACTTCATTAAATCACCTCCTTCATATTGGCATTTCATCCGGCAACATGACATCCGGCATTACTTTTAAAAGGTAATCAAGCGCAGACATTTCGCTGAGCATCCGGGCGATATCCTCCAGCGGCTCCTTCGATATTAACTGCAGGTCAGCGCCGTCGATGCGGTACAGGCCGGCCGTTTCCGTTGGTTCAACAAGCGCAAGCCAGGCGTTCCTATTAGAGCGGTACAGCGCGCCGTAATCGCGTACGAGGATGCCGTCGAAATAGTCATCTTCCCATCCACTGTCTGGCTCCGCTTCCCACAGGATTCTAATTGGTTTAGGCTGATACGGCGTATTCATATGCGGTTGCCTCCGTTTCTACTGGCGGAACAAGGAACCCTAAATCTTCAATCTGTGCAGTTGTTGCGTAATGAGTGCCACTAGCAGCGCGGAGATTTGATGCGGGAAAATTGCGGAGAAATACACGAGTGAGGACTACGATTTGTTGCGGACGACCTGGCGCGTTAATCCAAGTCACGATAAAGTTGCCGCTGCGGTTGCAGATACAGTATCCGATTTCGTTCATGTGGTGAAACCTCCCTATTTATGGTTTGTATGATAGCGGAAATCCGCGACCGGGTCTTCCCGGTTTCGTGCGCCCCGTAGCGCTACTCGTCAGGCGGTTATAGGAGTAGTTCCTTTATGACAATTGCGCTGAGAGTAACAAGTGCTTTTATGAACGGCCAGATAGCGTATTTAAGCATTGAGCGGCGACTGCGTATAGCGCTCCGTGTGAGGGCGCGGCTTGGGTACGGGTAAACTTCAATTATATTAGTAGACATTTTGAATCCTCCTTTATAATAGTGAAACCATATGTTATAATCTGCGTATATTTACTAGTAGTCAACATATCAATATGTCAACATGTTGTGCATTGCTTGGTTTCATAATATACCTTGCTTGTTTGAATGTCAACATGTTGTGCGATATTATTTTGAGGAGAGCCGCTAATATGGAGAAGTTACTCATACGTTGTCGTTTGGGCGATATTATGAAGGAGCGAGGATTATCGAATAAAGATATCGTTGACCTTACCGGAGTTAGTCGCAATACAATTACGTCATTGGCAGCCAATGCAACAAAGCGCATAGATTATGATACTCTTGGTGCGCTGTGTCAGGGATTACGTGTGTTACCTGGCGATATCCTTGAATACATAGAAGACAACGCCCCAGTGAAAAGGCCCCACGTTAGAACAGAGGTTGGTGGTATTAAATTAGTGGCGAATGAGAAGGGTCAAGAAATGATTAACAGAGTTAAATCCCGCGAGAACAAAGACCGCGCCGAATAACGGTAGTGGTCTTTTTACGTAGAAATCACCGCAAATTAGCCGTTCTACCATCGTACCCTAGCGCTAATACTCCCGAAGGGCTAGACGCGCTAATTCAAGGGATTTACGCAGGCATAGCGGTCGATATATGCACCATAAAACGCAAATAAGCGCCCGACCACCGTTATAATCCGGAGGCCGGGCGCTATTTTTATTAATAAACGGGTTGTAACGTTACGCTATTAGCGTATAATAAAGATATCTAAGATAAGAATTCGCAATTGTCGCGAGACATGCGGCTTCAAATTTTTAAATGTTAATTACAGAAAAGTAGCTTAACTCTTGGTCGGGGCGAGCTACTTTTTTGTTTGTCTTAAAGCTAGTATTGATATAACAAGTGCCGCCATTTGGACGGTGTGATCTCCGAAATCTATTATTAACGACAAGGATTCATAAGTGCTCATATTATCCGCTCCATTGCCGCATGTCTCGCTATACATATAACTATAGCATTGTGGATAACATTTGAGTAGTCCAAAAAACAATCTGTGGATACTGTGGATAACTCTCTATCCACCAGCTATATTCCGCTTATACCGCAGCGCCTTCCACTCCGCTAGTGCCTCCGTATAAGCATCGTAGAACAGACCTACCGGAGAATATACGCTCTCCTTCGGCAATCCCGTCCGCACGTCTATCGCCTTCGCGAAGTATCTATCCGCAGCTAATTCGATTATGTCCGGCTCTAGGCGGCCGTTAAACCTCCGCGTCAGCATTTGGTATATATCCGCGAAGTAGTGATCGTAAAGAGACGCCGTATCGTTGAGCGGCAGTTTACGCAGTGCTTTTGATAGTGTTTGTAGGATTGCTTCATCATTTTCAGTAGCGCCCTTATTTATTTCTCTCTTAAAGTCTTTATTACTTAAATCATTAATAACTTGTATCTGATTATCCGCTTTCGGTTCGTCCATATCGGGAATATCCGTATGTGGAAAATCCGGCTCTGGATCATCAACTATCGGGCGCTCATAAATAATCGTCTCCATACCGGTGATACGATTAGATGCATCGCGCGTTTGCTTCCGTTCAACATATCCGGCGCCCTCTAGCTCTTTGATTGCGGAATAAACCGCATCACGTCCGTCTGTAGAGCGTTTTACGAGATCACCAATATAAACCTGCCAATTCGACGGTTTTGATAAGAGATATCCGAGCAGCCCCTTCGCTTTCCAAGACAGCCGATCGTCCGATAAGAAATACGGATCTAGTATCGTGTAACTACTATCGCGTTTAGAGACGCGGACAATTCCACCTGATGGTTTCATATTTACCCCCGTCTCTTTACGTTAAGACGTGAAATCGGCGAGAACTGCGCATGATTATCTCTTATAGCGCCTTCACTCGGTTTTACATAACCTTGCGTAGTCTTCACGTCTGCGTGTGCTACGATTCGCTGCAGGGTAAACAAATCTCCACCATTGACGAGGTAGCTCGTACAGAAGTAGTCACGGAATCGGTGCGGTGACACGCGCGTTTCCTTCGTATCAATGCCGGCCTGTATTGCGTATTTACGTAGCTGCTTACGGAAGTGATTAGCCTGCAACGGCTCTCCGTAATTTGATACGTATAAAAATGTCGTGTCGAAATGCGCGCTCGTTTCTTGTATAAGCCGCAGCAGTTCCCGTAAGACAGCCGGAGATAGCGGAATGATACGAGGCTTACGGTTCTTATTCAACGACGCAGGGAGCCGGATACAACGCGCGGAGAAGTCTATATGCGGAGTCTCCAGCGCGAGTAATTCGTTAATGCGCAGGCCGGTATCTGCGAGCGTTAACATGGCCGTCCGATCGCGTATGCCGACGTAGCTCCCCGTATCCGGAGCCGCTAGAAGGGCGTCGAGCTGCTTGTCCGTAAATACCGTCTTATCCTCCGTGTCATGGCGCGGAGCTTTAACGCGAGCTGCCGCGTTCTCGTTTACGATGTCTTCCTCCGCCCAAAACTTACACATCGTTTGTAACGCGCGTAGCCTGGACGTAACGGTCGCGTTAGATAGCGGCTTGCCGTCCTTCTGCCGATCCTCTACGTCTTCATAGCGCGTGTGATCGTGCGTCATATAGCCGAGATATTCACGAAGCAGCTCCGCATTAATCTGCGTAACGTCGGTTATATCGTAGCCGAACTTCGCCAGCCATTCGTTAAAGTACCGCCAGTAGCTTCGGTAATCGGATAACGTGCGCTCCCGTAGTCCCTCGGACCGTTTAGCGCTATAAAATAAATCGAACGCCATTTCCAGCGTTGTTCCTACTGGCGGCTTATTTACGCGGCTATTCTTCGAGTTAATGACGGCTTTCTTTCCTAATCGCGGATCAATAGACAT